TTTTACGCTGCAAAGGTACGGAGAGTTTTTGAAACTTGCAAATTTTTTACAAAGATTTTTTACCGAAAGTATAAAATAAAACACTTACCCGAAAGTAAGTGTTTGTGAATTAGAGGGTTATGTTATTAAGAAAAACGATGGAAAGTTATATAACTGTAAGGAGCAGCACAAGTCGGAGGATTTTCATACATACCGTAATTCATCAAGTCGCTCACCAAATTGTCAAATATCATAAAAACTTTGTAATCTTTACCTTCTGTATCAAACGTAATAGAAAAGTTGTTATAATCTTCAACTTTATAGGTGAATCCTTTATAACCCCTATCTGTATCTATATCATTCTCTGTAGAAAAAACAACATATAAACTACCGAAATCACTAATTACCAAACTACAATCGTACTGAGGAACAGAACTGCTGAAAAAAGAGCTATTGTTAGATTTGGATACAGTGATAATGTTTCCTTGCTTGGGAGGATTTGTATATTTAATGATTGCAACAGTTGGAGCAAAACCACTTCCATTACCTCCCACAGTTACTTGTTCTTCTATATTACCTGTCAAAATATAAGAATAACCAAAAGAGAAACCACCTACCTGTTTAACATTCTTATCAGAGGGGTTGCCTCGCACCCCCCCCCTTCCCCAATCGAAAAATAATATACTATTCATTTTTATTAATTTGTTTATTAAGCCACATTTCAGCTTCTTCTAATTTAGTAATAACAAGAGATAGTTCTCTTGTTCTTGTTTGTTTTTCAAAATCTTTTATTAAAGATTTTAATTCTGATTCTAATTTTGTTAGTTCTTTTTCCATTTCTTAATTGTTTTAATTATTTATCTCTTTAACTATAAAATAAGGTACGAAAGCAGCTAATATATCGTACCAATCTATAAATGTTTTCTTTACATATTTATCGTAAAGTTCTTTACTCACTGCTGCTGTCAATAATACACCAAAAGCAATCAGTAAAGATAGTGTGATTTTATATGTTGCAATAAATGAAATTAGGAAAGTTCCTAAAAATATAAGATTTCCTACAAAGCTGTGTTTTAACTTGTCTTGTCCTTTTAGACCTTGTTTTAATTTAACCATAATATTCTTCGTTCATTTTTTTTTATTTTGTTTATTTTTAATTTGTTAAACATTTCTAATATCTATATAACAATCACTTCCATAAATAGAAACAACTGCGGTAGAACCTTTTTTACCATTAAACTGATTATCTCCCGTATATATAATGTTTTTACCTAAACAAGTAAAATTGACATATCCACCATCAAATACTTTTCTAAACGAAACTGAACATTTGTCTGGAAATACATTTAATGCACAATTATCTATAGAGTTTGTAATAAATATTACTTTATCAGCTTCAATAGGTAGTATTTGTCGAGTACCGTTAATTATATTTCCAATAGGGTCATTTTCTTTTATTTTAAACCAATCTTTATATGAACCACCTATGATTTGTTTTATATATAAACATTTATCATCTTCATCAATATTCTTAGCTATTATAAAACCCCAATTACTATCACTGTGAGTAAAACCAACCATTTCGTAATAATGTAAAGAAGGTGCATTTGCTATGTTGCTACCAGACCCTATATGAACACTACTATTCTTATTTAAGAAAGTGTGAGCATTAGTTATAGTTTGATAATAAATAGGATTTCCAATATCTTCTGGAGAAGGAGTCCAATCAGTAGGTGTATTTCCAACTTCTATTTTGAAGTTTTTTATAAGATACTTACCTTTTAAATAAGCAAAACCTAAATGAATACTCCAATTACTTTCATCTGCAACAAATGTAGTATAAACTCTTATCCATTTGTTTAATACAATGCTACCATTTACAGGTTTCATATCTTTATAAGACATAAAACTGCCTCCATAAAAATTTGGACTCGCTAATGTACCTTCTATAACTTTTAAATCAAAACTTGCTATAAGTGTCTTATTAGCTAAAAAATTATAACTATTGACATTTGGATTGGCGTAAAGTCTTACCCAATTTTCATTTGGAGTGTTTACAGTGAATAAAATAGCTTGTTCATTATTATCATTTGAAGCTGATATATTATTACCACAATAAAACATATTAGTTCTATAATAACTGGAAGCTGGTAAATAGTTTCTACCACCAATTAAAAAATCTTCAGGTGCTGCCGTCCAATCAACTCTATTTACACTACCTCTTTCAAGTTTTATCCATTCTACTGTACTATTTACTGTTACACTTTGATTAAAGACATATATAACAGCAATAAGGGGATTATCAGGGTCTCTTTTCCAATTAAACGTTGATTGAAAGATACCATTTCCTTTATCTTGTAAAACACATAACTCTTGATAACCATTTTTATTATATAGAACAAAATTACTCTTTCCTTCTCCTAATACCCCTTTTACAGTTATTGTAAGTTGTTCATTTTGTTTAGGTTCTTCAGATAATAAAAAAGATAAAATTCCATAACTATTATTTGTAACATTTACTTTACTATTCAATACAAGGTTTCTTCCTCCTACTTTTATATTTTCATTTTTTAGTTCAGAAAGATTTGTAATTCCACCTCCAGCTAAAGCCACCTTATTATCATCTCCACCATAAACTTCATAACCTTTAGCTACAACATTAACATAATTTGTTCCTCCTTTTTCATCAGAACCGTGATGTACATTTAATTTATTGTTAGTTGAGTACAAATTCACATAATCAACATTTTGTTGATGTAACATTAATCTGTTTGAAGTTAAAAGTTTTTTTGCAAAAACAACACCTTCACTATTCATTCCTGCAGAATTTCCGTCACCACCTACTTGAAAACTTCCATCAGTCCTAACGATTTTATCTCCAAAATAAGCTCCTTTACTATGTGTCCCATTATTATTTAAATACAACCAATCATTATGTGAAGTGTCTATAATTGTTTTACCATTCCTTTGATTCCAACTCAAGGGTATAAAATCTAAATTTGGTTTATTCCCTATCTCACTCCAATTATAACTCGGTTTTACAGCCGTAACCCAAGAGGGCAAGGAGGGGATTACAGGTTTATCCGTCAGGTCATTCCAAGAATGGGTGTGCACCTTGTCAGCCTTTTCCTCATTCTTATCATCCACATACTTTTTTTGTACATACTCACTATCTTGAGTAGGAGGAGTGTATGTAGATTTAGTCTCCACAAACACTCCGTCTTCTATCTGTTTCTTTTGTATTTTCTTAGCCATTTTTTTCTAAGTTCGTCTTTTAGTTTTTTAGTCTCGTTTTACTCTATATTGTATAGTGACCTCGTCTCCCTCTTCTATCCTATAGCCAACTTTAGTGTTATCTATAGACAACATTGTATTAGTAAAGGTAATAGCAGGTCTATGTACTAACACTCCATTTACCCACACAGACCACCACTTTGTAGTATCCACTTTGTGAGTGAGTTCTATTCGTACTATACTCCCTATAATGTTAGCTGCTTGAATAGTCTTTACCTCTGTGTTTTCAGCGGTAGGTAAGTTCTTATTTAGAGTATCTTTTATCACCTCTTTTATAGCCCTTACAGATGGGTATTTTTGCCTTTCATCTTCACCACTAATAACAGAAATATCATCAACTTTGTTGAAAAGACTCTCCTTACTATGGAGTTCTCCAATCTGAAAAGTAAGAGAAGATATATCCGCCTCGTTGTTTTGAGTTCTAACCTTTAAATTCTGCACATCACTCTCTACTTGTTCTGTCCTTGTAAGAGGAGTATATAGGTCAAAGAGTGGGGACAAATCAATCTCTGAAACAGCCGCACCTTGAGAATCGAGGAGTTTTATTTTCTTCCCATCACGTCCCAACGCGCTCACCAAATTTGACACTAACGCACCAAGAGGTACAGATGACAAAAGCTCGTTAGCATCGTTACGCATCTCCAATGTCTTGTCAGACTGATTGAAAGCCAATTTAGTACCCTCGTTGTTCAAAAAGCCAAGACTTAGAGTTCCTACAGGATTTCCTCTTTTGTCTTTCAATGTAAGAGCAGAAGTTACAGCATTTATCTCTGCACTATGTACAGCTGTGTCTGTTGCTTGTATCTGTGTTTGCAGAGTACTTATTGCGTTTGTATGCTGCTGTATTGCGTTATCTAAATCTGTTTTTATCCTTTTAAGTAGTGTTAAATTAGGATATTTAGTATCCGCATCAGCAGCATTTATATCTCCACTCTTGTTAACTTTCTCCTCTCTTGTACTAAGGTCTATGTTAGCAATAAGGTCTCCAAGTTCTTTTTTCACCTTTTTTAGCAAGGCAACACTTGGGTAGCGCACCTGGTCAGACCCACCCTCAAGTTCCTGCGCCTTGTTGGCAAGTTTTTCCCTCTTATCAAGTTCCGCTTGTGTATATCTCTCGTGTTCAGTGAGTTGTCGTCCAAACTCGGTGTAAATAACACTAAACTGTCCCGCTGTTAGAGCCTCCCTACTATCGTCCGTTAAGTTAGCCTTAGCAAGATTAGTTATCTTTTTACCTCCCGCATTTATACCCTCCTTGCTCATTTTAACAGAGCCTGCTGTCACACTATTAACCGAAAGGTCTTCGTTAAACACTATCTCTACAACCTTATCCCCAACTCTCGTACTCACATTATCGCTCGTACCTTTTACCTGTAGCGTATCTCCCAACTTTACAGCTGTAGAGTTTCCACTTTTGTCGGTAATAGTTATAGGTTTATTTGCTACGGCTTGTAGTTCCTCTAAAAGCCTCTCCACCACACTTATCCTGTCAGCGTGAGAGCCTAAAGATTGTTGTATATTATCAAGCGTACGTTCTATATCTATAACCTTGTTAGAAGTGTTGGCAAGTTTTTCTTTCTCTGAATTACTATAATCGTTAGTAGAAAGACCTTTACCCTCTTCTTTAGGCTGCTTAGAGTTAAATTGTTGAGTTAGGAAATTAACAAGGTTTTCGTCCTCTTGCCATTTATACTTATTCCCTTCACCCCCAAGACCTTGTTCAAGCCTCTTAACCGTATATTCGAAATCACCTATTTCTTTTTTAAGTCCTTTTAGATACTCGTTAAGATTGTTGAAAACTTTAGAGAGGTCGTCAGCAGCCTTTATAGATAAAGTAGATATAGCATTTTCCGAAAACACACACTTGGTAGAGAATGTATCCTTACACGTAAGTGCTGTATTATCAACTGTTGGTTTATTAACCTGTCCGCATATTTTAGTCATTGCCATTTTCTGCATATTATTAATGCGCTATAGGAGGAACACAAATCTTATCTATTATAGCCTGCAATAGCCCCTCTAACGATTTTATTTCCCCACCGCAAGCGTTCTCCAAGCATTTCTTTTCTATCTTTTTAAGGTCAAAACTCAAGCCCGAAGAAGACGAACCTGAACCCGCAGAACCTTTCAGCAAGCACAATTCCTTTTCCAACTCTTTTAGAACTAACTTAGGAGTTAGTTTATCCTTATCCACTCCGTACTTTATACAAGAAGCTCCCAATTCACCCAAATCACTGTTTTCTCTTAGTTTCTTTATAAGTTTGTAAAGGTCGCTTATAGCCTCCTCAACAGTTACACAAGTCTCGTCTTTTAGAGAAGAGAAGTCAGGAAGTGTTGTATCGTAATACACACATACGGCTTTTTGCTTACCATTCCCGCAAGTGTGTTGTATTTTATATCCGCAATTTGTCATCTTTTTATTAATCTTTTAATTTTCATATTTCAAAACTAATCGTTGTAGAGTCATCCTCATACATTTGTATTCCTCTTGGAAATCACAATAACCCTCACACATCAGTCTTTTTAAAGTTGAGATAGCAAAGTAGTCATATTTGTTGTGACCCTCACCAACCCCAAACCTTGTCTTTAACATATAGGAGTGACCTATCCCACTTAAAGCTATATCAGCCAAGTAGGAAAGGTCTGCATTAGTATTATGTATTATACTTTGTGTATTCATCTTCTACTAATTTTTTAAAGTCGTTGAATTGTTTTCGGTCAGGACACTCAAAACCATAATTTTCAAACCACTTTCGCACAAATGCTTGACCTTTCTCAATTTCCGAATGTTGTGTTACAGATAAGACGGACCTAGTCTTATACATTAAATCTTGCAGTTCTGATAACGAAACCGCACATAAGTTATTGTTAATAACTCCTCTGTTTGCTTGCATATCTTCAGTGTTATTTGTATAGGAGTAGTTTTGTACAGAATTTACTCCTTCTAAAATTTTGTTTCCTTGTTTACAGCCGCAACCCATTTTATATAGTTTTTAAAAATTAACATTTCTTACATCTGCGAACCCTCTCAATAAGTTCCTGAGCCCTATAAAGTAGTTCCTGACCCTTACACACATCCGAGAATCTAACAGAGGCTCTTGCTCCGTCTAACAACATCTGTATATCAAAAATCAAGTCTTTAAAACACTTGTTATTTTCTCCGCAAGAGTTGTAGTAGGCAATAAAAAGTTTATCAAGCTCAAGTTGCGTGTTGTCAGTTTTAAGCCACAATTTAGTCAGTTTATACGTGTCAGGCGAACCCTTCACCGTTATCGTATAGACCCCATCAGGTAAGTTCATATACTCTGCGTCACAAGTAGTGTCGCAAGTGAGACCCAAAGAGAACGAGTTAAATGCGTTGATTTGATGTGCCTGATAATAGTGTGTAACAACATCGCCATCTTTGGAAGGGTCACCTCCAGGTAAGACTATCTCTATTATTTTAGTCTTGTTGTCTATCCTACCCCACACAGAATTATCTGCTATCATCAAAACTCTAGGGTCACCTGTATCCAAGATTTGGAAATCTATTTGTATTTTCTCTAAAGCGTTATCCATCTGTATTGTTCGTTTACTAATAAAGTTTATTTATTCCAATAAACAACGATTGATTTGTGTTACCTTGTAGGTAGAACAGAGACCTTTTGTATCTAAATCCAAAATTTAAACCTATGTAGGGATTTCGAGTAAGATATGAGTAACCTAAACCACCTCCATACAACCAATCAAAGTTGTCAACCCTTGCTTTTCCATAGTCGTAAGTCAAAGGTAGAGTATTGACCTTAAGCGAGGTTATTTCCAACCAAGACGGAGCATTAAGGTTGGCTTGGAACAGCCCTTTCTCCTTTTCAGTTATCACCAAATCAAGACGTAAAGGTTGGAACTCAAAGTGACCTATTATAGAATCGTTGTAAATCTCACCAAAATAATGTACAAACCACTCCTTAGAGTTAGGGTAGTAATCGTGGAAAAGTCTCTCTTCAGGTTTTATGTAAATAACAGAGGTTTTACCTTTCATTTTACCTACTATCTTGGTGTAGGATACTATTTTTTTCTTCTCTTTCTCAAGATTTTCGTACAATTGTTGATTTTCCCTACGGAGGTCTTCTTTAAGTTCTCTCTCGTTGTACAAATCATTAACAAGACGTTCGTAATTAAGACTATCTATCTTTCTTAAACTGTCTTGTTCTAATATGCGTTGTTTATATATTCTTTCCTTGTCTATTTCATCTTCTTTGTTAGAGCAACCTTTATGTAGAAACAAAGTGCTCACAAGAGCCGCAAAAACGGCAAAAATTAAAAAGTTGTGTTTGTGTTGTGTTTTCATTTTTTACATATTAAATAAAATTATTGTTTTAATTCAGCAGGTATGGTGAGAGTTATAGTAGACCCTTCAATTTTGAAAAACTTATCAAAAGAACTTTCTACTTCTTCATTTGCTGAAGTATCAGTAGTTATAGAATACAATCCGTTGTATATGGTGAAATTGAAGTAATTAGGATTTTTTCTCATACCCCACTTATACTTAGAAAACACATCCAACATCTCTTGATACTTGTTAAAGGAACTATAAGCAAACGTAAAACCAACTTCTATTCTTGGGGTATTAGGAGAAACATAATCCTTACCTCGTTTAACACTATTAACTATCTGACTCCAAGAATTTGTGTTACCTAAAGCAAAGAAATAATTGTTTTCTCTATCATAAACAAAACCGTGAAATGTTATAGAATCTGTAGAATAATTACCACTTTTAGTTACACGAGTAAATTCCACAAAAAAGTTAACAGCATACGATATGTCCAATTCTTCCTTTTTCTCAAACAATGGAAGTTCTTCCATACCTTCAAAACGTACTATAAACTTAAGAACCCCATTGTTCAAAGAAAATAAATTTCCTATTTTCTTGCAGATTTGTTCTTTTCTCAACCCCATCTCTCTATCTACTAAAGCTATAACCTTTTTCGTATACGTCCAACAATCTCCTATTGTTTATTCCTATCTGTGCTATATCACTAGGTGTCAGTTTTGAAAACTTACTCTCTGTGAGTGCTAACATCTTATGCTTATCCACCATCTGTGAGTAGTACTGAAATAAAGTTACTACGTTAGGTTCGTCTTGATTGGTGAGTAACTTCTCGTAAAACTTCCAATTCACGTATGTAGTAACATACTGCTCTATATTTCCCAATCCCAACTCTGGAATTATCACAAACCCCTGTTCATCTAATTCCATTCCGTAGAACTGAATATAAACTGTTCCCTCCTTAAAATTGGTAAATAAAGTGTTTCCATTTATAACTATTTCGTTAGGGCAACTCCTTACTACTAAGTTCCTACAACTCTCGGTACAAGCGGAACGTTTAAAACCTTTACCTAATTTTAAAAGCACTGGATTTTTGTAATACAACTTGGTTTCTACGTCATTAAAATAAACCTTCTCTGTAATAATTTTCTCCTCAACATCGTCAAGGCAGCAGAAATCGCAATTGCGCCACTTCATACTCTGCTCCACGCGCTCAACCCATTGCCAACTCCTCTGTAACACAGGGCGTTCCTCCTCCTTGTAGTAGTACCCTTTAGGCTCACACAAGTAAGCAGCCTCTAAGGAAAAGAAATTGGACGGCAATGTACCCTCCGAACCTTTTATATCCACAATTGCGTCCTGCATTACCATTATATTACCACCAAGAGGTTTCAGTGCTTGAGTGACCCACTTATATACAGAAATATCATCTATCAGTCCCGCAGATAGATAACTTTCCTTTTCAGATTTAAACTCCGCTAAAAACTCTTCAAATCTCATACGTATTTACTATGTATAAATTTATTGCATAAAATACAAATGTCCTACAACATTATTAGTGCAAATATAACACTTTTTTGTTGTAGGACAAAATAAATAAAATTTAACAAACTAAAATATACAAAATGATTTTTATAAAAAATCATCTACTTGTTTCTCACAATGTTTTCCAAGTCTTCAAGGGTAATGGAGTCAAAATTATCTCTAAAGAAATTATCTTTAGCTAAATCGGTTAGAGACAAGTTCGGGTTATCTATATCTTCTAGTATTCTATAAACGGCAGATGTAACGTATTTATTTCTTTGCATAGATTCTTCAATTATTTTATCGGTTACAAAATAAATAATTTCCTCCTCGCTTAATTCAACGTTTCCAATATCTACATTCGCTTCAATCTTCATTTTTTACCTCCTCTCTTAATTTTTTCTCATACATTTCCTCTAACAATTCAGCGTTCTCTTCCGCAAAACGAACCATTCTGTCACTCATTATCCTGCGCAATTTACTTAGATTGTTTTTGATAGTCTCGGATACCATTTTTTCAATCACATCTTTCATTTGATGTTTATTGTAATCTATCCACTCAATAGGTATAAAACCTTTAAGTAAATTTTTATTATCAAAATCATCAGATTCATAAATGGTTACACTCCAATAAATATGACTTTCGTCTAAGGTGAAATTACCCCAAGCAATTAAATAATTATTGTTGAAGAACGTTATATCGTCTTTAAATTGAGTGATAGGTTCAAGTGTTACATCGAGACTTTTTTCAACTTTACTCAACTCTTTAAAATATATTTTCTGTGCACATTTGTACTTATTAAAATACATCTCAAGTAAACCTGACATTTTGTTTTTTCTCTTTTTCATTTTTAGCCTCCTTTCTTAAAACTTTCCAATTTCTTTAGATGTTCCTCCATAATTCCATAATTTTTACAGCTTAGTATCCTACGAGCCTCCTCAATGTTTTGCTGAAGAGTGTATTCAACTATCTTCTCAACATCTTCCTTAATCTGCGCTCTATTGTAATCCAACCACTGTATAGGAATATAACCGCTATATCTTGTGGATATATTAAAGTCATCGTATTCGCTTGTGCTGAAACTCCAACGAATGTCTCCACACCCGAAATCAAACTGACACGTTTCAAGTAAATACTCGTTACTATAATCAACAATGTAATCTTTGAATTGCACAACAGGGTCAATACTCACTCCTACTTGTTTTTCAAGTTTTCGGAGTTTCTTGTAATAGATTTTCTGCGCGCACTTATACTTATTTAAGTAGATTTCAAGTAAGCCTAATATTTTATTCTTTCTTTTTTTCATTTTCGCTTGTATTTATCAGCTCCAACATTCTATCTACAGTATCTTGAGGTGTATGACCATCGTAAGGAAAAACTGACTTCTCGTATTCAGGAATCTGGAATAAATCCCAATCTTCAGCTTTGTAGTGATTGGTAATAATTCCCGAAGGTAGTTTCGCACACACAATAAACCATTCGTGCTTCTTTCCAAAACACCACTCTCCGTCCTCGTGTTTCCAAGATTTATGCACTCCGTAAAGACCTTGCTTAGACCACTCATTAAACAACAACGCGTTATAAACTTTCCTAAACCTGTAAAGTTCATCAAAAGTGTGGTAGCCATCCGTTACAAGTCCTGCGTCCTCTTGTCTCCTCATAAACTCTGGGTCACAAGCGTGCTGCATAACATAAGACGGCTTAACTGTAACGTGTTCAAAATCGTCTCTACTTAAAACTTGATTTAAACTTTTTCCATTCTGTTCTATGGAAATCAAAGACTTCAGACACTCTTCTCTCGCGTCCTCATAAGTTTCAAAGTAAAAATACTCGCTCGCATTTATTCCATCTTTGTACTTCTCAATATAGTATTCGTAACCGCTCCATTTCTCCTCTTCTAAGTTGTAGAACAATTCAATGCTGAAGTTGTAACCTTTTTTACGAAACCATTCAAAAGCCTGCTCCCAAGTAGGTACAGAAAAATCAAACTTTCGATATTTGTCTGTGTGACGATTGTTGTCTTCACCTTTTACAGCAGGCGAAAGAGATACAACATCTCCATACGCCATTCCTTTTGATTTAAAAATCTCCCAACCTATAAAGGTGCGATGACAAAAACAGCAAGGTTCGTGAAAACCTATCTCTTTTAGTTGTTCCGCTAAATAAACAGGAACAAGCCAATTTGGTGTTTGTGATTTATTTTCTTCTTTCATTTTAAACAGGTATGACTAGTTCTACAGAATCTTCATAAATTTTAGCAGACATAATTTTATCAGTAAGGACATCTCTACATAAAAACACAAGACCTGTACTTTCAGAATATTCCCTTGCTCCCCCATCAGCTTTATCAACAAGGCTTATATAATAAAAGAACATAAGTTCACATTTGTTGTTATTTATCATCCCCAAACTTTTGTTGTTAGCAAACAATGACTCTTTTACAATGTCAAGCATCACAAAAGGAACTTTTGTAGAAAATAGCTTTTCCATCACATAAGTTACCCTAAAATTAAAAGGGAAGAAAAACACATAATCATAAGCCTCCAATTTTTCATTAGGGTAGTTTATGAAATCGCTCTCCTCCTCGAAGTAAATAGTATCTACTTTGAAACCTTCTTTTTTGAGTACTGAAGAAAAAACATCTTTTTCAGTGCAGTTGATTATCAAAAACTTACCTTCCTTTTTCAAAAAAGGAACAATAGCGTTCACAGGACTACAACTATCTTTAAACTTGTCTTTCCAATACCAACTATTGAAAAAGAACTCTTCTCTTTTTTCTTTATTATTCTCCATAATGTTAATTATTTTTTACTATTAATTATTTTACAATGTTTAATTGTTTAAAAATATTTTCCAAAATCAAGGTCACAACATTTACGTCCCACCCATTCCCCATTCTTTTCCCAAGCTGTGAGTAAGAAAGGTTTGCAAAATCAACCTCACCATCACGAAAACCCATCAACCGAAATTGTTCCGAAATGGTCAGTTTCCTAACCTCTTCCTTACCTCTGCGGCATTCCAAAACACGGATATTACAATGAGATGGGTCTGTTAAAGTAGGACATATTCCGTCAGTTCTGATTTTCTTGTTATAGACGTCTAAACATAAAGGTTCAGTTACCTCAAAACTACCTACACCCAATCGTTCTTTCAACTTGTTCACCTGTTCAACAGAAAGAAAGTTTGTCTCATCTATTGTCTCAACAGGGTCTAAAAAGTTGCAAACTTTCCCGCTTGCTATTGTAGGATAAGGTGTTAAACCAAAGTCGTTAGGCAATTTCTCTAATGAAGCGAAAATCCAAACTCGTTCTCTGTTTTGAGGTATCCCATAATCCTTAGTATTTAATAGTGTGCAAACAAAAGAAGCGTCCTCAAAAGTTGAGTAACCTATCTCCTTCAACATTTCAGCAAGAGCTTCTCTTGTATCCTTGAATTTTTCAGACAGAAAACCTTTTACGTTCTCTAATAAAATATATTTAGGTTTCTTCACCTTCAAAATACGGACAATGTAAGATAACATTGTACCTCTACCTCTTGTATCATTAACTCCCTGCATTAATCCTGCAACAGAAAAAGGCTGACAAGGAAACCCTCCCATAAACAAATCGAAATCAGGCAAGGTGTCAGGGTCTATATTAGTTATGTCTCCATAATTAATAATCCTATCTTGTTTGTTGTGATTAGCATTGAAAATCTTTATTGCGAACTTATCAACCTCAGAATAACCAACCAATTCGTATTCAAAATCGCTATATTTTTCGGAAATTCGCTTTAACGCGAACGACCCCCCCCCCAATGCCAGCAAAACTCTCAAAAACTCTTAATTTCATTTATATTCTATTTGTTTTCATTATTCTTGGGGATTTTGTTTAATAACCTCGTATACAGCTTTTACAATTGCAGAAATAGCACCTACAAACCATATCAAACATATAGTTACCCAAAACAAAAAGTTTAAAACAGGAATTACTCCAACAACCACACACATAAATAAGAATTTTCTCTTCTTTTCCTTCGTTATCTCAGGTTTTTCTCCAATAACAAATGGAATACAACCTATCACCACACACATCACCAAAGATGCAAAATAAACACTTAACATATTAATTTCCATAATTTTACAACTTTAATTTTTATTTGAAAGCAAGGCAGGACTCGAACCTGCAATTTAGTCACAACCAAAGCGAACGAACGACTCGAACGTTTCCTAATCCCGCCAACCAGACGGAGCGTCTCCCATTTTCGCCACTTGCTTTTCGTTATTTTAATTCCCTAATATAACAGGAGTTCTACCATCTGTTATAATAACTTTATTGGAGGTCTTACTGAGCATCTCAATATACTGCTGCATTAGGATTTCCTTAGTTAATCCTGAAGATTGAGTTCTATTGGTTTCAGCATCAATCTTAGCCTTTTCTAACAGCATTCTTGATGTCTCTAATTCATTCTTTACTCTGTTAGCTTCTTGTATAGCCTTATTCCTATCTTCTACGGCTTTCAGCATTGAAGAGGGAGGAGTTAATCCAGAGGTTAAAGTAGTAAGATTAAAAAATTTGTTTTCAAACTCTGTCTTTAACCGCTCTTGTACAGCAACTTCAAATTTTCCCAGATTATTCATCAAGCTATCGGTAGTGTAGTTCCGAGCCTCCTCGCGATAAGCATCGGTTACGCGTTTATTTAGGACGTGTCTTTCAATATTCTCAAAGAACTGCTCTGGTTCTCTAATATTGTAGTTTTTGTAGTTGAAAACTATCTCCCGACCTTTACCTCGAATAGGTGTGTAGGTATAAAGAGGGTCAACTCTGAAAACCCCTGCGTCCTTCGCAGTTATCTCTACCACATCTGGGTCACCACTCTGCTCCCACATAGGCACTTCATACAACGCTCTACCTAACCAAGCAACCCATTGCGCCCCTGTTACAAGGTGGAACGATTCCACACCATTACGACCATAATCAGTCATTAAAATCCCTTCATAATTGGGCTCAGGTCTCTCACAACTCGTCAATAAAGAGAAACCAACTAAAATTAAAAATAACTTCTTCATTTTTTATTTATTTGTTGAAAAATTGTTTAAAAATCTTTTCGTAAGGAAACCAAACTATAACTAAAACAGTTACAATAGCACCTACAAAACCTAAGAAAGGTTGGTCGCTCTCGAAGAGCATAATATCGCAACCTACCATCAAAAATATGAAAACTACAAAACATAAAAGTAATGTAACAGCTTTCTTAAAAATTTTATTTCCCATCTTCTTTTACTTTTTTATTAGGTATCCAGTTGAAACCAACGATGTTGTAAGTTAGCCACCAAATCAATACACAAACATTTACAACTAACAAAATCAGTGCTACAAAAATATTCACGATAGGTATAATTCCTACAACAACAGCAATGCGACAATAACGCATAAGTTCTTGGTAGTCCGAAATAAAATAATCAGTTCTGTCTTCAAGAATCTTGTTATCGCCTTTGTATCTCTTCCAAAAAATGAAAAACAACAATCTTGATAAAGCATAACAAAGAACTAACGCAACTAAATATTCAATCATAACTTGCATAATTATTTAATATGTAACTTATTAATGTTTTACAATTTCTTAACGAAAATCTTCTTATCCTCTTTCAGTTCTCCCCACAAAACCTTATTGATATGAGTAAAGGCTATCTCAGGGTGATTTTCCAAAGCCCTATTTGCTAACTTTAAACAATAGTCAATGTTGTAAGCCACACCAAAACATTTGCGCACACCTGCATCAAGCACCATTGCCATATAGCCATATTTACCGCGTTTGTAATCTGTAGATTCGCTATACAAAACTTCATTAAAAATTTCGTCTGTAACTTCGTAGTGATAAATGTTTTCGATTGCTCTACTTCTAAATTTTACTTTATTGACATTCACTTTAATGCCATCAAACTCAGCAACAAACGAATCACCAAGTTTATCACTATCGGCAAATTTTTCTTTAAATTCTTCGTACCTTGTCATCTTTTTATTACGTTTTTTATAAATTTTACAACAATATATATCTAACAACTTCCTTTTTAGAAATTTTATAATTGTCAGGCTTTAAAACCCTCTCAATGTATCGTTTCAACTTGCGTCTTGACCTACATAGGTTTTTACCTGAAACAAGGATAGTTTCGTGTTTGGTGATACCATTCACACTTGTACAATACGAAAGTCTGTAACACTTCTGTTTAGAGTTTTTTCTCCTCAACACATCAAGTTCTCTCGATTTAAACTCTAATATTTGTTTATCAAAATTGTTTATCTTTAGACTTAAGGGATTAAAAACACCATAAGACTCGAAAGTGGTTTGTTCTAAAAACTCTTCTTTAGTTAATCTTACTATTTCAGACGCACTATTTTCCAAAACAATTCCGTAGTCACTCATAAGTGAAATAATCCACCTAACATCGCCATAAATTACAAAATCTCCTTCTTTTATATAATTAAATTTTCCTTCACTTATCATAGTCACAACTTTTAAATATTCTAAGGTAAACCAAACTTAATTTTCACCAACTCAATCATTGCCAAATATTCTTTTGCAAATTTGTTATCTCCGTGTATCTCTTTCACTTGTTTCTCAAACTTCTCTAAAGTTCCTCGAAAACAACCGCAAACTACAAATATGTCTCCGTTCTTTGTTTTGAAAAAAGTGGTGTTTCTGTTTTCACTACCGAATTTAGAAAAGAAACACAAGTCGTCATCACTTCCCACAAAGGCTTTACCCGACAAACGAACAGAATTACTTACTCGAACATCTCCAAACATTTCAGCGTTCCCACAAACTTCAGCATTTCCTGAAACAAAAGCATCTCCCGAAACTACAGCCATACCATAAACTTGAGCGTTTCCGCACACTTCAGCGTTTTCGAACACCTTAACATCATCAAACACTTTCGCTCTACCACAAATATAGGCATTTCCGCACACTTCTACATTATCGGATATTCGAGCTTTTTCACACACTTTAGCGTATCCATATACTTTAGCATTACCTCCCACCCACGCTTCATCTGATAAATTATCTTCCTTTTCTATATATCCACCTTTTTCTCCTTTTGCAATATAGTGTTGTGGAAGGTTTTTAGTAGCTTGTATTCGGTATAGTTTTACTCCGTCTATTTCAATAGAATCTTCTTTTAGTAGTTTAAAATGTTTCTCGTTTTCCATTTTTTCTTAGTTTTACGCTGCAAAGGTACGGAGAGT